CAATATGCCAGTTCCTTTGAGAAGATTTTATGCTCAAAAATTAGTTGATGCTAAAAAGAAAGAAGCGAGTGAAATCAAAAAAGCAACGCAACAAAATCAATCTCAAATACAACGACCTGACATACAAAAATCTTAAAACTTGATATTTATTGATAGGAAAAATCTATGAATAAAAAATACATTAAAGAAAACAAATCATTGATAAAAGAGTTTCTCGGAGCTCTCATCAAGGCAGTTGCACAAAGACAAGCAAATAAATTAGTCAGAGACTTACGCAATAAAAGTCCAGAAAATGCAAAAGCGATTGATGATATGCACAAATTAGCATCCGATATCACTAAGAGAATAAAGGATATGGAAAAAACAAATCCAGCAAAAGCTAAAATTCTCAAACAAAAAATAGGTTTCTAAAAACACCAACAAACCATAGGAAGAAATGGCTAAAAAAGATACAGAAAATTTACAGGACCAGACTAACCTATCTGAACAATTAGAACGCTCAATGAAAAAGCAACGACAGTTGCAACTTGACATTAATTTAGGTAGAGCTGAAGATATTGAACTTTTTAAAAAACGAATAGATTTAGAAAAAAAGTTCCGAAAGCTAGCAAAAGAAAATAAAGAATCAATTGAGGCGGGTTTAGAGAAAGCTGAAAATCTCGGTGAAACTATTGAAAACTCAATTAAATCCATACCGATTCTGGGACCAGCGATAATTGATAGGTTTGGATTATCTGGTTTAGGAGACGAATTTAAAAACATTTTTGCCGATACTTTAAAAGGTGGTATCAAACCGATAGGTGCATTTTTAATGGGACCCACAGGTATAGTTGCAGGAATTGCCGCTATAGCACTGGCATTTAGACAGATTAGAAAAGCGTCTTTTGATTTAGCAGAAAATTTAGGTGTTTCAAGGAAAGAAGCCAGAAATTTATTACCAGCTTTAAAAGGTTCTCAACTGGCGTTTGAAGCTATCGGTATGGACGGGGATAAAATTGAAACTACACTAAAACAAATTGGTAGTGAATTTGGTTCATTAGAAAATATGACTGTTATGAACGCAGTTAATATTGAACGATTTGCACAAAATGCAGGTGTCGCAGGAACTGAAATCGTTAAGTTTAATAAAGTGATGATGGATTTAACAGGTTCATCATTTGATGTTTCAACTAATATGGCGAAAACAGCAGTCAATATGGCGAAGTCCGCTAATGTTTCAACATCAAAAGTATTGAGTGATATGGCGAGTTCAGCTGAAAGTTTTGCCAAATTCTCAATGGACGGAGCAGAGGGATTTGCAAAAGCAGCGGTTGAAGCAGCAAAAGTAGGTGCAAGTGTAGAGTCAATATTGGGAGCAGCAGATAAATTATTAAGTTTTGAAGAAAGTATATCGGCTCAATTTAAAGCACAGGTATTGACTGGTAAACAAATCAATACAGAAAGAGCAAGGCAACTGGCATTGGACGGAGATATTGCCGGTCTAACACAAGAAATACAAAGTATCGTTGGTTCAGTTGGTGACATACAATCACTAAATGTTTTACAAAGACAATCAGTTGCAGATGCAATTGGTATATCGGTATCAGACCTACTAAAAATATCTCGTGGAGAAGAGGTAGCATCACAAGAAACCGTACAAGATAAGATTGATGTTTCAAATGGTCTATTAAGAGAAATAGCCGGACACACAAGTGAAACTGCAGCAAAAGATAATTCAGTTGAGGTAATACAACCAGTATTTTAGGAAATATAAATGATAGAAATTAATCCAGAAAAATTAGTTAAAAACGCTTCATCAGCAGGTGAATTGATATTTCGTGGTGGATTAGCACTACAAGCCGAACTTGGTGCTCAAAATGTTCAAAGATTTAGAAACTTCTTAACAACACCACAAGGTAAAACATTTCTTTTACAACAAACATTATTACAAACACAAAATGCAAAACGTGGAACAAGAATTTATAATCCATTAGCTCCTGCATTAGCAAAAGGATTACCACAAGAATTTACAAAAAGAAAACCAAAAAGACACCTTGATGTTGGAGACGGAAGTTTACGAGGTATATTCAGAAATATAATCGGAAGAAGTAAACCAAGAACATCACAAGAAAATGCAGTTAGATTTTTCGACAACAAGTTAAACAAAAATATAAATTTACAAGTTCGTTATGGTGGTGAACCTGGACAATTGGACCAGTTTCCAAATAGAGAGGGAGTGCTAACTAACAAACCACCAGAAGATTTTATAAAGTTTAGAATTAGAGACGCAGTCAATGGGAGATATATTATTTTTCCAGCTTTAATAAGTGGTATAACGGATAATTCGACAAACAACACAACATCATTTAGTTATATTGGTCGTGCAGATAAAGTTTATGTTTATGGAGATTACGCAAGAAGTATTTCGTTTACCGTCGATATCGTTGCACAAAGAGAAGAAGACATACCAATTATTTGGGAAAAGATTAATTACGCAAAAGGATTAACATTACCACAATACAAACAATTTTTTGGTAAAACAGGCGTGACTGACAATACAAGACCAGTTGCACCAATAGTTTATCTAACATTAGGTGATATGTTCAATGACGCACCAGGTTTCTTTAACTCAGTCAACTTATCAATACCTGAAAATTCAACTTGGGAGTTGAAAGACGGAAGACAAATGCCACATCTATGTCAGTTAGCTTTTGATTTCCAACACATTGGAAAAGAAAATCCAACAATGACTTCAATGCATTACGACAATATATCCAAATCTTTCCCATTTGAAGAACCACAAGTAGATAAAGCATTACCTACGCCAGGTAGAAGACAACAAAGAAGAACACAAAGAGACGCAAGACGAGAACAATTCCAAAAAGATTTAGCAGACCCTAATGTTTCAAGACGACAAGCTAGACAAAGAAGAAGACAACAACGAAGATTAGATAGAGAAAAAAGAAGACAAGAAACTAAATTTGGAACATAGTTATGGCTAGAAGATATAATAAATCAAAAATATTCAAAGATGAAAATGGAACACAATATTTAAATCGTATTGAGTATCCTTCAATTCCAATCAGAGATGATGATGTTTTTATTCGTGGAGTGTTTGGTGAAACCTTTATGAACATCGCTCATAGGTTTTATCAAAATAAAAATTTTTGGTGGGTAATTGCCAGAGCGAATAATCAAAGTAATTCAATTTATACCATACCAGGAAAAGAGTATCGTATTCCACAAAATATTAATTTAATTCTACAAGAATTAGAACAACTAAATAAATAATGATTAAACGAAGACAAATACACCCGCAAGTGCAAAAGGCGTTGTATAGGAAAATTGATGCTATAAACAGACAACAATTGACTGATGAACCAATTCCAACCGGCAAAAACTTTTTTATTGGTGGAGCATTAGAACCACAAGATAATTCGAGTCCAATAGAACAACAAATGTATCGTAGTTGTTTTGCGAGAGTAAGTGTTGCGGTGCCAGAAGAAATACAAAAAGGAAAAGATGATTCAACAATAGTTCATCAACCTATCAATATATCAAGTTATTTAAAACGAGATGAAAACAATATCTTTCAAGTAAATCAACCAGTTACTTTTCAACAAGGATTTGAAGAATCAGATGATAATCGTTTTAGAGGACACTCAGGTATAACTTCAATTAAAGCATCTCAACAAGAATTCTATACATATAAATATACAATCGGTTGGGTGTGTCCTGACCCTATATTTTTTGAGGAAACATTTGAACCAAACTTTTTAAAACTTGGAGCTTATTGTGCAATTGAATTTGGTTGGGGGATAAATGACAAAGGTATTGAAGTTGAAGACTTAACCATTGAAGAAATGATAAATATATTAGATAATGGTGTTCAAGATAGAAATTTAAAGTCAGCAGGAAACTATCAATGTGGTGTTGGAACCGTAACTAATTTTGATTGGAAAATACAAGAAAATGGAGTTTATGCAGGAGACTTAACTATATTAAGTATGGGAGCTAGTCCATTACTTGAAACACAATCGCCAGGAAATTCTTCAGATGAAGCAAATGTTGCCAGATTAAAAAACTTAACAGAAAAATTAGCAATCGGTAGACAATTAGCAAAAGACGGATTATTAGAAGATTCCGATAAAGAGGAATTACAAGATACACTTCGAGAAGTTATAAAACTACAATCCAATACTGTTACATTTCAATCCGCAATGAAGAATTTAGACGCCGTAATGGACACTTATCTTGGGTTAGCAAATGTTGACGCAGAAAATATTGATGACGCAACGACAAAAGTTTTAGCAGGAGCAGGAGCAGTAGGTGGAGCAGTCTTAGGAGCAGGTTTCCCACCAGTTCAACTTTTATTCGGTAGT